AGAGATCAGAATGCACGTTAATACATTCTTCGATCATTTGATAGAGGCCCATTACGGGGAAGGTCCCCGCTTAGGCCTCTTTTTCCTAGCCATGGACAGGCACGACTCCTTTAAATTAAAGGAGCTGTGTGACCTGTCGGGGTATATGCGACGTTTACACGTCCCATTCCCCAGCTACGGAAATGGAGGCCAAATCACACTAGGTGAATTGGCCATTGTGAATTTTGGTTGGAAGGTTAATCTGACGTCCAAACAACAGGATTTTATCAAACCACATAATAAGCTTGCTTATGTTGTGGATATGGATATTTATCCTAGCTTGATGGATGCCCTTTATTTACTAAGGGGGATGTCTGAATTGATCAACATCTTCTCGACGATTCCTTTCAACATAGATGATAGGTGGTTTACATTACTCGGTATCTTGGGGGCTATACCTCAAGCTGGATGGCTTAAGATAGCCAAGTATTATACTGTTTGGCCTATGGCCAAATTCCTTGGGAATGATCTGCCGAATAAACCACCATATTGGCCAGCCGATGGTCCTAGTTTCCTTATTAGCGGACCAGTCAAAAGGTTCTTAAAGAACAGGCTACTTGGCAATACAGTTATTAACTGTAGTTTTTGGGCCTCGTGGCTTCTTGAAATCAAGAAGGTATGCCTTGCGGCACCACTTGAAGCACAATACCAGGCTATGGAATCTCACTCAGATACTCTGAGTCAGTATCCACCTGAACTTGACTGGGGGGAGCTTGATGACTTAGGTCATTTTTGTAAAATACTCCTCAGGAAACTAAAACCCCGGTACTCTACCCCACGTAAACGTGAAACTTATGAAGGCTCCCTCTCAGCCTCACTTCTTCAACAAAGAAAAAGTGGAGGACAGAGAATGGAATTAATGGATTTATGGGATGAAAGTCCCGATCAATTAATCCGTATGGTTGAGCTTTCACCAGGCGTTGTGAAGGAGGTGCGAGGTCGTTTTATAACGAGAGATCCTCGCAATGTCTGGCAGAATGAAGTGTATGGTGGAGTCTATCCTAAAATTCCTTTTTCGCTTTCTGTCTCAAAGAACCCAGATTATGAATTAAGCTACGTCAAAGTAGCTGTAGTCCTAGATCCGTTAAAAGTTCGATTAGTCACAAAGGGGGATTCATATCTATACTGGCGGGCGAAAGCCTATCAGAAAGATATGTGGTCTTATTTAAATAAGACCTTTCCTCAATTTGTAATTGGTCGAACCTTGACGGCCTCGGACTTGTACTTCGTCAGGGAGAAAATGAATCATTTAATCCCTAACCATTTAAGCAAAAATTGGTTCTGGGTATCTGGAGACTATGCGGCAGCCACGGATTGGTTGAATCTCATTTTTACAAAGTTTATATTTGAGGAGATTCTTCAAAAACTCGGTGTTGATCCGATCACATCAGATGAATTACGTGCTATTATCTATGAAGTTAATATACGTTATCCAAAACCAATGGAACATCTCAACATCGTGCAGAAAAATGGACAGCTTATGGGCTCTCCATTATCCTTCCCAATCCTGTGTATTATTAATTTGTGGACTTATTGGCAGACAGCCAAAGAATACTTTGGGCGTGTAATACCAATTAAAGATTTACCTGTTCTTGTCAACGGCGACGATATACTCTTCCAAGCAGATCATACTTTCTATGAAATGTGGCAGAGAAACATACGCTCTGCCGGCTTCAAACTTTCGTTGGGGAAAAACTATACCTCAACTCGATATCTTACGATGAATTCGCAAGTTTTTCGAGTTTATGATGGAAAATTCTATGAAGTTCCCCGAGTAAGACTCGGATTACTTATGAATTCTCATGATCGAAAGAGACCAATTTGGGATTGTTATAATCTCATGATGGAATCTGTATCTGGTTTTTCCGAATCGATGAAATCGATTTGTCATTATCGTTTCCTCCATTATCACTCTAAGCAGGTTTTAGATTATACCCATAATGGGAATTATTCTATGACCTTACCTAGAGAGGTAGGAGGTTTGGGCTTTAACTATTATAGTTTTATCCCTACTTATTATACTAATTTTCAACGACAATGGGCAACTTATTTGTTTGAAATGGCAAGGACATCGCCTGAGGAATATCGCAAGGCTGTTTTCTCTAGTAATTTAAAAGATAACAACCCTTCCGACAAAGACTTAGTCTATGTATATCCTCAAGATATGGAAGTCGGAATTCCGGTAGGTCCACTGATGGAAGGCTGGTCGTGGGTCGAACCTCAGACTAGTCGTAGGCCATCGTTTGCTCGTCCCAATTTAGGAGACGAACCTGATCTTATAGTTAGAAGACCAGACCCCTCTTTATTAAA